AAAAACTCAAATTAGCATTGTTTGTTAGATCCATGGTTGGTTAACTGAAATCGCGTCCCCATGGATCTTGCTAACGATAAGGCATACATTCAGCTCACGAAATGCTTCGCGCTAAGTGACTTCTGGTGGGACAGCCTTAGCCCAGCGCGTTCGGGTCCCTCGGCCAGGGGACCGCGCTGGGTTTATAATGATTAAAGATAAAAGCTACAAGCGCCAAGCTTCAAGCGTTAAAAAAATTCAACCTGAGGTTGTGTGGATAACTTTAAGAAAGATTTGACATGTAGGATTATCCCTGATACAAGGATCTATAACCAATACAGGAGAAATATATGACTGAAGAAACAACAAGAACTGGTGAAGTTACGCAGCTACGTAGAATAGCTGATGCATTAAATGAGATCCTGCGGATGGTGAAAGCTGACCAAGAGAGATCTAGAAAATATATGGAAGAGAATAAAAGTGAGTAAGTATAAATTCCTGGGAGTGCATACGCTGCACTTCCAGCTGATGGATGAAGACGGCAACACTGACGGTAAACTCTACGAGTATACCGGGGATCACTCCAGCTTCGCGGATGGTATAGATCTTGAAGAATTGGAAGAGGTGGCCGGTGAGTAGGAGACAAGGATCCGAAAGCATAGCAGCGCTAGTTAACCACTGGCGCTGGCTCCAGGCCCAAGGACCAAGTTACAAGCGACAAGCTGCAAGCTGCAAGCGCCAGGCTGCAAGCTTGACAAGACAACATTATAAGGATATTGTATCCTATAAACTAAAGGAGATGAAAGTATGAAAATAAATAAAAAAGTAAATGCACCAAAAGACAAACCAGAAGAAAATAAACAATACGCCCTTACCGGTGGACCAGGTGATAAATGTATTTCTAATGGCAACAGTTGGAAAGAATCCGAAGTAAAGGAGAAAGAAACATGTTAGTAAAAGAAGCAAAGTTAATTACCGACTCATTAACCGGCACGTCTAAGATGCCAGGCAAGAGCTACTCTCTTCCAGCGTGGGAATGCCAAACAGGCGCGAAGCTCAGGAAGGTTCCAACCTCACCGTGTTTTGGTTGCTATGCCCTGAAGGGAAACTATACACGTTATCCAGCTATCAAAGCAGCTCAGTACAGGCGGCTTGACTCACTGACCAACCCGTTATGGGTTGACGCTATGGTTGCACAAGTTAAACGTATGAAGGTCTTCAGGTGGCACGATGCTGGCGATGTACAGTCACACGAACACATGGCGAAAATTTTAGAAGTTGCAAGATTAACGCCTGACACTAAGCACTGGATGCCAACACAAGAACGGCCTTATCTTCCAGACCCTGCAATGGTCCCTGACAATATGATCATTAGGTTATCAGGTGCTAAGGTTGACGGCGCAGCGCCTAAGGCGTGGGCCCATACTTCAACGGTCGTAACCGATGGATCCGAGACCTGCCCATCAGGAAGCCAGGGCGGGAAATGTTTAGATTGCCGCGCTTGCTGGAATAAAGAGATTCCAAATATTAGTTATGGTAAACACTAACATGGATTTTTTTAAGAACGGCACCGGCTGGTGTATAAGACATAGAGACCCAAAGACCAAGGTCCAAGTTCCAATAAGAAAGTCACAAGCCCCCATATTTAGAAAGCAAGCTGCAAGCCTCAAGCTCCAAGCTTCAAGCCCCAAGCTTACTAAGGTACAAGCGACAAGCTTCAAGCCCTGAGCTACAAGCTTCAAGCTCCAAGCCACAAGCTTCAAGCTCCATGATTCTTGAACCACGGAACATTTGAAAACGATTAGAGCATCTCGGACCGAGGGCCTCTGCTAAGATAAAAGTATTGTGCGGATGCTTCACATGAAAGGCTAATTGGTGTGGAGAAAACTTTAGTTTTTTACCCTTGGTTACTTTTAATTCAACAGTGAAAAAGTGGCCATTATTATTACTGACCAATAGATCAGGAGTGCCAAGAGAGCTAAGGTTTTCCAGCCTTGTAAGAGAAAAATCACTCCAAGACTTACGCACTTTTTGATAGAGTTTAGACTCTGGTCCCACTTACTTTTTAGAGGTAACACTGTTAGTCACTTTTGGCTTTAATGACGCTAACATAGTTATAATTTGTGCAACTTCTCCATACGGTTTTGACCATAAATACTGCAACAATTGTTTTCTTTGTTCTTCAGTTATTTCCATAATACTCCCTTCTATAAAATTAGTTTTGGTTTTTGCGTGGCAGTTTTAAGAACTAATCTTACACCTTCTTTAGCTGCTATGATGTTATTTTCTTGTGCTTCTATTCTTATAACTTCTTCAAGTCTACCATTATTCATATCAATATAGACTCTAGCAAATCCAAGAGCATTGCCTTTACCAACAACTTTGTTTTGTCCTTTTGCAAGTTTGTCTGTGAACTGACCTAATATCTGCTGTAAATCTTTAACTAACATTATAATAATCTGATCGTTCTTGTTTTAAGTCTTTTATTTCTTTTGTTAATTCAAAATTCTTTTGTAATTCTTGGCTAATCATTAATCTATGTTTATCATTAACCATCATAAGATTTTTTACGCTAGTACGTAGTTTTTCAATAATAAGTTCAAGATCATTATGACCTCTGTCTTCTTTTGCTTTTTTAAAATCTATTACTGTCTCGTTTTCAAATGTTTTGTCTTCATCTTTCATATTGACAATATAGGATAGTTACCTTAAAATGTCAAGATGGGTGTTCCAAAAAGATTAACAGAAATGCAAAAAAGATTTGCTGAATATATCGTATTCAATGAAGGCAGAACTACGGCAAGGGAAGCTGCGGTAGCAGCGGGCTACAGTGAAAAAAGAGCCAGTGTTGAAGCATCCGAATTACAAAATCCTAGACTATCTCCGTTAGTGGTACAATACATTGGATCATTACGAGAAGAGAAACTTAAAAAATATGCTGTCACTTATGACAAACATGTAGCTGAACTTGGTAAGATTAGAGAAGAGGCTTTGAAGAAGGGTGCTTTTTCTGCTGCGACCAACGCTGAAAAGAACCGAGGCATGGCTGCAGGATTATATATAGACCGGAAGATAATAAAAACAGGTAAGCTAGAAGAAATGTCAGAGGCAGAACTAGAATTAAAAATGAAACAAATATTAGAAGATTACGCGCCGATTCTAAATGCGAAAGTTGTTGATGCATTACCAGAAGAAATTAGTGAAGAAGATCATTCTGAATCTTCTAATTGATTCTTAAGCATATCTACTACCCAAAGATTATCTCTAAATACACCCATCATCACATTAGTTAATTGATTTACAACAGCTTCTTCATGCTCAGGTTTTTCAAGTGGTGCTTTCTCTTGGTTCAAGCCGGCAACCTGAACAGCTGCGTGCATGATCTCGTGAAAAAGTGTGTTAGCTATTTCTTGACCACATAAATCATGTTGTACATGTATAACATTTTGTCTGTAATCATATTCTCCAAAACAATCTGTCATCTCCCATTTTTTATAATCAGGTCTAACATATCTAATTTTAACATCTTTATAACCAATCCTAACGGTGTTAGGCAATCCATGTGTCTCGACTGGAATTGGCTTTGATGATTTTCTAAAGTGTGAAGTTTTCTTTCTATTTTTCATATCATATCTATATATTAAAATATCGACACCTATAAGACAAATTATTATTAAATGCGCTGAGAAAAAAGAAAATTTTTGAAAGTGTCGGAAAGGGTGGGTTTGACTCTATAAGGGTTGGTATACAACAAAAACTAGGTGTCGGGAAAAGTGTCGATGTGGTGTCGATTGGGTGTCGGGGGTGTCGATAACTTGCCTTAATTCGAACACATTGTGGCATGTTTGCAACACATTGTGACATATATGTCACACATTTAGTTAAATAATCTAGAATCATTCTAATGTACTAATTTTCCCGACACCTTCCCGACACCTCCCCGACACCCAATCGACACCTTACCCGACACTTAAATAATGGATTAATGCAACATATCTTTTTAAAATACTTCGATACCATTTTGCTCTCAAAAATCTTCCTCTATTTCTACACGCATGTATTTTGCATCTTAAAGTAAAAATTACCCATGTATTTTTATTCATTTAGTAAAGTCCTCTGGTTTCATTGGTTTGGTTCTTTCTTTTTCGTCATGTATTAATTCATTATACATGTCTAATCTTTTAAGAAACTCATGTTTCCATTTTCTTAATTGCAATCCGTCAGTTTTAAACTCTTGGTAATATAAGTCAGGCGTGCATACCATGATAACTCCTTGTTTAATT